CACGAGACGATTGCGACACATTCATCACTACCTATCGTGATAATAAGTTCCTACCTGCTGAATTGGTTCGGGAAATTGAACGACTTCGTGAACGAGATCCGGATTATTGGAGAGTATATGGGTCTTTTACGGAAGTCAACAGGTAGATAAGGTATTGACAGATTGCATATGTCTTTCCGGAACGTGTACCACCTTGATGTACCTTGATTCTTTTATGTGAATTAAGTGTTTGATAAAATTGAATGTTACATTCTTGAACTATTCTTTTTCTGCCGGTCTCCATTCTATAACTGCACTTTCTATGCCTGTGTCGTGTTTAATTTCAGTTCTCTCAACGTAATCCCTCTTTTTACCTTTAGTTTTTAGATAGAAGATAGTTGCTGCAGTATTTCCCTCTCGTATCTGCAAATGTAGTTGACTTTCTGCAAAATCAAGTGTAACCTCTGCAATTTCATCTACTGCTTTTTTATAATCGGGATCTTCTTCAAGCCACCGGTAGTGTGTCCATCGTGCAATGTCACACATCTTACACGCAGAAGTAACGATACCCAATGTTTTTTCAAGGGCATCAATCATCTGCTTCTTTTTAACTTCTGTTGCCGTACTCATTGTTGATTAATTTAATTACCAAATTTAAACATTCATTTGAATCAGAAACCTGATAGTGTGGTGTAATATTATTTACCCTTGTAGCTATTGATTTCAAATGCCGTTCGGTTTGATTTGAATTTCTTATTTTTCTGCCGTTTAAGCCATCATCTGTTATCCTTATAATAGTTGGGTTAGATTTAGTGATAAACGTTGAATTAGTCAGCCTATCTCCCTCACAAATTACTAATTTATTTTCAGCAAACTTATTAAACATATCAATATCCGACATTACAGCCATAGAAAGCCGATCAGAACCCTGAAAGATAGTATTGTCATACTTACCAATAACTACGATACCATCTGTATAGTTAAAATAGAATTTACCTATTTTGCCAAATTTGTTTATAGCAAATCGAGATATGAGTTGTTGCATTACCCAAGTCTTACCCGAACCACAATTACCTGTTACTAAAATTTTCATTGCCTTAAATCTACATAATCATTATAATCATTGGCGAAACAATCCCAATCCTTATCCATCATTATTACTTGTCCGGTAGTCCGGTAATGATTCATTTTTATTTTATCGAACCCGAAATCAGCCGGATTACACTCAAGTAACAAATGTTTGGGTAGTGTTTGTTTCCTTGCGTCCCAAGATGGTTTAAATGACTTGTTCTTCCATTGGGATTCAGCATATTTGATGCGTTGATAAAACATATCGTTATACACATTAGGATACCTACGATTAACTCTATGCCACGACTTATAGCAACACAGGGTAGTCTCTAAAGTAAAATATGAAATATCGGGATGGCTAAATCTGCTTTTAGCTTCATCTAATAAAATTTTACCCTCTTTTTTAAGCCATTCTAATACCTGTGGCGAATAGGTAACATCGTTATGATGCCAATCTAAATCATCTCTACCAAGTACTTTGCACAGACCATTACGATGTGATTTAGAACCGGAGATATCGTCTAAAAACAGGGAATCACAATCTAATGGAAGTCCGGCTATTTTGAGATATTCTAAATAAGAGAATGTTGCAAGTCGGCCAAAAGAATAAAAATTGTTATACACCAAATCCCACATCTTGTTAAAATTGACATATACTGAATCTGAAACGCAGGTAGTTTGAAAAAGTTCTTGTTGAGTACGACCATTAAGAAATTCACGATACTTAATGATACAATCTTCAAATTGATTCTTTATATATCTGCGGTCAGTATCCCATCCAAACTTGGTGTAATTTGCCCGAAACCATTTAGAGAATCTTTGTATATCGAGTGTATGCAAATCAGGGAATGCTTCAAATATTAGATAGGTCGTAATTACGTTCTGTGAACATCCGTTTATAAATGTAAACCAAAGTTTCTGCTCCTCATCCATATTTAGCAATTTAAACAAATATGGGAATACGTAATAAACTGCTCCTGCGTGTGCTTTATTTTCTAAATGAAATTGATAAAAACGCAAAAATACTTCCCTGCGATATTGTGGCAACCGGAAGTCCATCCCACTTTTAAGGTCTAAAATTTCAGGGATATTATGCAATTGACAGAATCTACCTATTTGTGTCATATGTGTCTCGGCTCATTACCTACAATCCAAAATAACGTATTTTGGTTTAGGTATGGTTGAAAAGTTTCTTTGTTACGATGTATGTAATTAAATACCTTACCCTCATAACGTGGGTGCAAATCAACTCCTTGATAGTTAAATGGCATCCAATCCTCATATTTACAGAATCCCGAACCATTTAGGTTATAATGTAGTAATTGTATCCCTACGTTTTTATCATTGAAGAAAGTATAGGTAAATGCTTTGTTTAGATCGGTCTTTATTACTTTTGAGATTATCCTGAGCCTATTGGGTATGTAGTCTAAATGAAACGAACCATTGTTACCAATCCCCATTAAAAAAATACGTTTTAATGATTTAGGCCGGTTAAGTGCTATTCCATACAAAATTGATACAACGGAGTTACACGAACCACAGGGAATAAAGATTGTCTCTATGTTATCAGGAATATTCTGTGTCTGAATTGAGCCTATTTTATGAAATTGCTCGATACGTTCAGGCTTGTTGAATCTTTCGTCAACTGTGATATTGGTTTCTAATACCTCGTGGTCAGGTAGCTTTTTAGCTAACTTGAACGAAAGTGATTGAAGTGTTTTTGCGTACCCAACTTTTGATACAAAAAACTTACTTCCCATTTCTGCTGCAAGAAACATATTTTTATGCTTGATGTAATCTTTTGAGCCGGTTACAATCAAACAGGACAATCCAAAATGCTTACAGATGGATGCAATAAAAGGGTGTTGTGGAGAACCAACAACAGAGCCGGAAACCACTCCACGAATATGTTTATTTTTTACCCAATCCGATACAAGCCAAATACATTGGCGAAGTTTTGAGCCATTGATTGAGAAATAGCCTAATGGTGCAAATTTATCTTCTCGTTTAAAATACAAATCTCCGATAAGTTCTACCGGAGTTAATTTGTAAAGATAATCTTCCCATCTTACTTGATTTCGGTCAAATGATTGAATATCAAATATTGTATTACTCATTTAAAAATGCTTTTAACGGGTAAAAAACTAATGTATTCCTATACGCATCATTACCCATAGGTATGATTGGTGTTACTCCGTGAACATTACGCCACGCAGGGTAAACGAGCATAGAATTATCACACGAATCAACGGTCGCATTATAATCAGGAATGGTTGTACACCCACCTTTTGAGTTGTTGCATTTGCAAATGATTACGTTTACACATCCCTTGATGTTAGCAGAATCAACGTGGAATGAAGCAGATATGTTATAGTTGGATATGCTCGATGTGAATAGTTCTCCAAATCTCCACTTCTTTTCAACTTTGGCAATCTGCTCAAGTTGTTTTTGGTATATGCTTGGTGCTATTTGTTTTATAAGATTACCTGATTCGATTGAAGCCATTATCATTGACTTAACGAATGTTTGTGCAGTCTTTACGGAGTGAACAGATGAAATGGTAGGATATGGCCTCCTCATATGCGGTTTTGGTGGTACAGAACCGAGAATGGTTGAATACTGCAAAACTTCGTGAGATGAATCATATAAACCTGAACTACGTTTCATTGTGCTTTTGGGTACGTTTGAAGATCGCAGTTCCTTGTTGGCGATGTTGATAAGGTCAGATAGCTTCTGTGAGTATTTAGAAATATCACGAATATAAAACCCAACAAGTTCATCCCCATCGTAAAAGAGGGAATCCACAATAATGTTAGGTTCGATGTATTCGCATACATCTCCAATTTTTACTGAATGGTCAACTTTTTTTAGATTAACAATTTGCATCTGCTTGGTCTTTTATTTTGCGTAATTGGTCAATAAGCAATCCACCTATATAAACTTTACGTTCCCTAAAATAAGTTTCAAGTTCTTTGGCTTCTTCGAAATTAGCATTGATTGGTATATGCAAAGATTTTTTAACGTTAGATTGAAAGTCATCCAAGTCACCGGAAAGGTCCTCATAATCCAAGATTGAATAGTCTATTGATTGAACACCGATCCACTCATTAAAAAGATTCATATTCCAATTTACCTGCAGGTCTTGCTCATCCCATTCTCCGTATGAAATATTATCCTTAATCATCAATTCATTTGCCTGTTGTTCGGTAAGGTCATCGGCTTTTAAAATAAAAACCTTATCACGACCAATTTCCAAACAGGCACGATAACGCATATGCCCTGCGATAATGGTCATGTTATGATCAACTAATATCGGCCTAATTTCAAGCATTTGAGGGAAATCAATAAGTGATTTTTTTAATGCTTCAAATTTATGCGTATCAATTATACGTGGGTTATGTTTTGAAAGTTTTAGTTCAGAAACATCGATTAATGTTGGTTTCATATTGCTAGTTTTGCGTCTCTTAAAGTTTGAATAAGTATCTCTCCCAAATCAATTTTATATGGTGCAAGGTCTTTGATAAGTTGATAAACCACAGGATAGTCTGTTATGTCAAATTCAACTACAATTATTTTCTTTTTTTCGGGAATATCAGCAGAACCGGATGAAGCAGAAACCGATTCAGACTCTCCGTAATTTTCTTCAAATTCTAAATCGTAATCACGATCATCGTCGATGGCTTCGGATGGTTGCCATACGTTAAGTCCGTATTGTTTTAAATCTTCCGGTTCAAATATGTTTGCCAATATATCCCAATCCCAAGTTCCGTAATTGGAATTATCCTTAATGATAAATTCACGCTCTTGCTCTTTAGTTAAGGTAGTAACCTTTACAACAGGAATCTTTTTTAATCCGGCTTGTTTACAGGCTTGGTAACGCATATTACCCCCCAAAATAATATTATCGGCATTGATAACGATAGGCCGATAATCAAGCATTTGACGACGGAGATACATTCCAGGTAAATCAATATAGTACAACGGAATGGGCTGTTGTTGCGGATTTGCCATTTGGATTCCATACCGTAACGATAGATGCTGCACCAGCCGCAGCAGACGATGCTACATTGTTTGATTTTAGAATCTTGGGTCCGGCCATGCCGTCCTTGCCGGACAATGCAGTTCCAATCGCAGAAACATTTATATTGCCATCTGCAAGTGATGATCTTGGATTAGATGATGGGGTTCTCTTATCGTCTCGACCTCTTTGGGCTTCAGAAAGAGGGATGGCCATACATAACATCCATAGAGAAATACATCTTACGGGAACCGGATGGCTATTAAGTGATGCTACTAGCGTGGGAATTGCCCCGTGGAGAAGATTACAAAAAACTACAAATATCGGTAGTGTATTTTTTAGCTTCTACGGCACAGAAGTAGATCTGGTATTTAGAT